AGATTGTCTAGCCTGTTTTAGCCTTGCCATAAAAACTTCGGTCTTGGTTTGCTGATTGGCGTACTTTTCTCCACCCACTAAAATATTATTTAGTCCGATATTTATATCTCTTTCCACTACTTCGTATTTTTCCGGGGAAAGCAAAGTTCCAATTTGTGGGATGACAAATTCAGCTTTCGTAGTATAATCCGAAACTAAAACTCTCCCTACTGACTCGTTGATGAAAAGAGACTGCATGCGCTCAAGATTTTTTTGGTTAACTCCGCCTTTGTCTGGCTCCGTTCCCATCGTAATTAAAAGTATAGCTTGCTGCATGGTTCTGGTAATTGCCATGTCCATTTTTCTCATTTCAGCTTTGCAGTTTATCGCTTCGAGAACAGGCCAACCCATTGGGATTGCCAAGGGCTCGTAATCTTGTTTCTTGTAAAAAATAGCTAGAGTCTTGTCTTTATCTAAGGGGAGCCTTATCGCATGGTTCCCGGGTTTATTAATTTGTTTTTTTATGTCTGGTGGAAGCGCCTTGTAAAGCTCCTTATCTTCCTCTGATCTGGGAGACCTTAACCTTTCTATTTCGTAATCAGAAAGAAGTTTGTAATAATCATTCCTTACGAATGAAACGTTTCCGCCTGATTCAATACTTACTGGATTAAGTATAACGTACCTTATTGGCAACAGAAGATTTTCGGCTTTGCTTGAGAGGATTTTAGTTTTGAAAACTCTCGTGAGTTTGTTCACTTCGTTTATCGGTATCTTCCCGTCGAACCTATGTATAAATACGTTACCAGATCTAAAATATTCTCTGAAAAATTTATCCTGTAACGCCCATATGTTAATCTTTTCTAAAAGCGCTTCGAAGAATTGTTTGGACTTTTTTGACCCTCCCGTAAAATAGATATTCTCAATGGAGAATTCGGTCATCAGGTCAATGGTGTTACGGAACACCGCGAAATTCCAGTATGCTTTTTGACAGAGGATGCACGCTTCCCTCACGTCCATATTGGTGTATTTTGCTGTCCCCTTGGAATAATTGAACGGAACCAGCCCATTCTCTATGTTGGTGAACCTGTTGGTCCTTTCTATGGTTCCGGCGATGTTACGACGGGATCTGGTTTTTTTCTCGGCGTTTACATAAGCCCGAGACTCTTCCATTCCGGCCATTAGAGGTTCGACTTCTACGGTTTTCTTTGGTCTTGGCATATCAAAAGGAATTTACACGGTTTTTCTCGGTTTTTTTTGGATTATTGTATCATGTATGGAGTAAAGGTATCCTCGACTCCAATCATTTTAGCGTTTTGTATATCATAATAGCACTTAATGCCCCAGCATCCAAGCATTAAAGTGGTATAGTTATCTTTTCTAGCTTTATGTGCGGATGTACTTTTCTTAAGGTGAAGAGGTAAATCAAATGTTTGGGTTCCCTTCGCTGTGCTTTTCACCTCCACAAGGGCGCATTGTTTTTTTGTTTGATATACTAGGGCGTCTTGGGTTTCCACAAACTCTAATACGCTTGGTTCATTAACGTCCTTTAAGGGGAGCTTCTTAGATATGTTCCTGTTGAACGCTGGGTCGCATGCTGCTGCTCTTGACGCAAACCATACCTTCTTATGGTCTATGCATGTTTGGAGATGCTCATTCGCTTTTCTTATGAAGTCAGAAGTAAACACCTGTTTGAAGCATATATAATTGGCGGTCTTATTATACGCTCTGCCCGCTCTTGCTATTTCTTTTCTGTAGTCTTCTCCGTCTTTGGCGCTATTGAATTCGAAAAAATTTATCTTAATTCTGCTTTCCTTAAACATGGCGGATGCATTGGCGCTATCTATAAATTCTGCTCCTGCGTTATCAATGATAACCATCTCTATATTAAAATGAGTTAAAATGTAATGAAGGTATTTTATATGGTCCGTCAAATTCCCGCCAGCTACAGCGTAGGTATGAACCAGTGTGCCCTGCTGGGTTTTATCGTCTAGCTCTAACACAGACATCGCAAAAAAGTCAGACGACGGACTGTTACTAAAACTCGGATCGATGCCCAATATGTATTTTGACCCCTTGGTTCCAAATAGTTGCGTGGTTGGCTCCTCCCCATCTGGAATTGTACATTCGTGCATTTTTCTGGCACTAAAATAACTATCGCTTCCGTCGGTAAACGTAGCGCAATACTCACGCAAGAAAGAACTATGGCTCTGTCCTCCGCCTTGAGCTTCCTCAATAATAATTGGGTCGATCATTTCTTCCGGGAGAGATTCGTATCCCATTTGGGAAATAAAATATTTTGCTTCCCCGACCTTTTCTTCCGTGGTTATTTTCTCCATCCAGTCTTTGTATGTTTTATATAGATTTTCAAATGTATAACTAGCTGAGGAAAGGGCAATCATCTTAGATGTGTTTTCAAAAGCCATTCTTTCTTCTTCTTTCATGGCTCCCTTCTTAATTAGATTGTCTTCCATTTCCCTGATCTCTAGTCGCTCTTTAATATTTTGTGGCGCGACCAAGAACGGCATAAGGACATTAGATATGATATCTTCTGGAATGAGAAGGTACTCGTCTAACACTAGGACGTTTGCCCTGAAACCACGAATCTTTTCTCCGTTGAGTGGGATGGCCGTTATGGTCCCTCCGTTTATCTTCCATTCATACTGGTCGTTTCTTTTGATCTTCGCGCCAAAGGCTTGAGCTAAGAGTTCGGCACCCTCTGATTCCACTATGGTTTCCAGATTATTAAATATAAACCTAGCGGTTCTAAAGGTCGGCCCAGCTATTAAAATTTTTGTCCTTGGTTCGAAGATGCACTGTAAGAAACAAAATACACTCGCAATAAAAGTCTTACCACAACCGCGACCCCATACACACATAGAAAAGTTCCTATTCATCAAGGCCTTTAAGGTCACCTCCTGATAGGGTGCTAGCTTTATACCCGAAATAAGTTCCGTTGTAAGGCCTAGGTTACTCCTTAGGAACTTAGCTAGGGTAATTTTTGCCTCCCTGTCGTCTAGTCCACCTTTCAGCTTAAGGAATTCGGCGTTGACGTCTTCCAGCGGCGTTTCGTTATATTTTTCTGGCGCGTACCACATTATAATATCTTTAAGTCGTAAGCGTATTGCAAATCGACTTTCTTATAAGCACATCCACATGTAAAAATTCTTTCTATAACTCTGGAAGCCTCTACTCTTCCATTTACAAATAAAAATTGGATATGCGGATATTTCTGTATTAAATTCCTTACTCTATGGAATATGAACTCGGGGGTTGCTTTTATTTTTTTTGATATATGTGGTAAGTATGGAAAACTCATAGCATGAGTTAAGCTGTCTTCCACTAGAACCACAAGATACGCATCTGCATCTTGCGCCCTTTCTATTTCCTTTATGAATCTTTCATACCCCCCGCTCATGGTCCCTATAAAGTCAGATAGCATTTTTCTTTCTATACAACAATTGCATGTCGCTATTTTGCTGCTGAACGCGTAGTCTCCGAAATCCAATTTTCTCACTTCGATACCTCTCTCAAATTTAAGTGGTATGCGTTCACGGGTATCTACGAATATTTTATATTCTGGTTTGTTGTACTCGCAACCACTTACTATGTCGCTAAAGCGGCCATACTTATTCTCAAACCCTAGGTTGGAGCACAGCCTATAGTAATCCTCGAATAATTCATTATAGTATTGCATGGGTGGGCTTATTACGGTCCTAAGCTCCACTTGAGACGGGGTATATATAAGGTTTCGCTTTTCTTTTCTTTTTGTAAGTACGTTTTTACAGTATTCTTTCGCTTCGTTTTCGCTTATACTCTTAAGCCACATTCTGAGGTTGGTTCGGGTATTGAATTCAGTGGTGAGGTATTGCTCTTTGTTTTTGAATTTTATTATTTTGCCGTCGTGCTTATCATAACGGGGGGAGTACTTTTGGTAATACTCTACCATACGCAATCCATGAGCCTTTAGGTGTCCATGTAATTGCCTGTCGTTTTCGAATTCTTTTTCACAGACCTTGCAGTTAACCATTGAGTATTTCGTCCTCCGTAATTCCCATTATTCTAGCCTTGACCTCATCTATGGATGACAGCTTTTCGATTTCTTTTTTTATGACCTTTTTCCTTTTCTCCGCTAGGAGGATGAGCTTTTCCCTACTCTCTTCCTCTTTCCACATTTGTACCAAATTTAAGATGCTGGCGTTCTGCTTGACGAGCTTACTTAGCCTGTCGCTTCTTTTAACCTTTAAATCGTTTAATAGTTTTTGCTGCCTCGTAACGCATTGGTTGTACTCAGAGCGGGCCGTATTACTTGCCTCCACTAAGGACATGGGAACTTTCCCCCCGTTTGTTACTTCTAGGTCGATTTGCATTTGAAGCATCTGAATGGTTTCTTGGATGGTGGACGATATCACGACCTCGGTACATAGGACAATATATTGATCTACCTCTTCTTGGGTTAGGTCCGCCTTGTCATTAGTATACCTTACGAAACTACTCTCGAATAATTCTCTGTCTTGATCGGATTGATATGTGTTGATTTGATGACCAAATCTATATGTATTCATATATCCAATAAGGGAGTCTATTTCTTTTGTCTGTTGATGGGTAACCTTATCTTTGTCTATCTTTACGTGTATGTATCTGTTTACTATTAACAGTGTCGCGTAAAAAGTTTTAGGGGGTTTATACCGCTCTATGGTAAAATCCCTATCGGGCTCAGAATATACCTTTACATCTGCGGTCTTTAAAAATTCAGTTACGGTTCTGAACTCTTGACTCAATGTTGTTAAATTGTCATTACCAAAAACATTCTTTGTGAGTTCTAGAGGCTTAAGTAATGAGGCGTTGTTCTCAATGTACTCTTTTCGGTCCTTAGTTAGCTCTAGAAGCCCTTTTGCCTTATATTGGTGTGCTCCCCTTGCCGTTAGTTCTCGGCTCGCTAGAAACGCTTTTACGGCCCTTCCCTCTTTACTCCTACCATCTGCATTTTCCACGTCTGGGAACGCTATCGTCGTCAATTCCATTAGCGACGGCGGGCTATCCGGCCTGCTATTCCATGCCTCCAGAATATCCTGTCCTTGCTTTGGGGTAAGTTGGATTTCGCTACTCATCAGATTCCTCGGGTTTCTCTGGTTTCTCTGGGGGTTGTTTCTCTGCGATTAAATTGCAGTCGCTTCCGTTGTCGTAGAGAACGTAGTATCCGCAGCTATTGAAATAGCCGATAAGACTTCTTAGCCTGTTTCCTTGGGTAAGCATTCCATCCGCATGAAGATGCTCAAAACAAACCTGCTTGAGAGAAGGATATCGTAATAAATCAATGCTAAACAGGTTCAACATATCGTACCCCTCCGTATCTATGATTAAATGAGTTATGTCTGGCACTTCTCTCATTAATTTCTCTAAAGAAATTGCATCCACCTCATATTGAAACAATTCTCCTACCTGCGCGTGTGCTGCCGTGAAGTCTGGATCAATTGATGAGAATGGAGAATCCCTGTCGTTGTTGGGGACATGGAATGAGATCTGCTTACCGCCAATTTCTATTGGAATGACCGCGGTGAATTTAAAGTCACAAAATGAAAAATCCTTATATTTTTCTCTCGCCTTTTCTAACGCCCACGGGTTCGCGTCTACGAGCATGCATGAATCAATATCTGAAGCGTTTTCCTCTATGAAGGTAAAAACTGGATCATCACCGTCGTTTGTCCCTATCTGGAGAAGCTTGATACCCTCAGAAGCCCCTTCTTCATGGGGTAGTCTCGTTTTGAGGTGCGTGCTGTTTTCTTTTGTCTTGCTCATAGGCTCTTCCTTTTTATCTCCCGTGGTCTTGAAGCTCATAGTATATCTACGTCTCCTTCGTATATCAGTCCTTTCGCTTTTTTCAGTATAGATTTTTTTATGTTTTTAAGTTGCTTGTACCCCGGGGACCTATTTTTCTCAGACGTTTTATATCCCATTATCTTTGCGACTTTTTCTTCGTCCATATTTTCTACGTATAATTTTTCATAGACAGCCCACTCGGATGGCTTTAATATTTTTTTCATTTTTCTATGAAGTTTTTCTGCAGACTTTTCGATATCTACAAATTGAGAAGACATACTGTATACTTCTTGATGGTGATTTTCTAATGATACCGGTAGCTTTGTGTCGTGTGCTCTTTTTTTACTTTTTTCCCAGTTGGCGTATAGCGGGCACGTATTGCATTGTTTCTGGTATATGGTACATAGATCCTCACCCTCTGCAGCGGCGCACCTTAGGCATGGTCTGGAGAAATTTCCATAGTTGTTTCTTATTAGGTTTTTTATTTGGTTGGAGATTATCCTATTTAGCCAAGGGCCGAGAGGTTTTTCCGGATCATATAGGTGCCATTTTTTATATATATGGATTCTTATTATTTGAGAAACATCATCAAAATCCATCCAACTTAGAATGGTAAGATTCCACTTACCCTTCCTTTTTTGGATTTCGGTGTTGATGTCTGAGATTACGTCCTCAAAACGGGGACGCTTCGCTTTCGTTTTTTTCGAATTAGCCATCCTTGGTGTGGTTTGGTCTTAGCGTGCCCGCCTCACGCTTGAACTCCTCCATGGCTTCTTCCGTGCTCATTTCGGGTGCTTGATAACTTGGGTCATCTTGCGGCGGGGCGTCCTGCCTTTTAGCATCTTCGAGAATCGAACCGAAGGTGATCTTCGGCGACTTTACATCATCAATAATTTCAAAATCTAATTTATTAATTTTAGGGAGGGGTGCCCCAGAGGGCTCATCGCCCTCTGAGGCGTCGCCCTCAAACTCTGATGCTTGAGCGACAGAACCCGCAAAAGGAGTGCCGCACTTCACGCAGAAGTTCGGCTTCTCTGAGGTGTATGCAACCCCGTTTCCGCATTTAGCGCAGTAAATCTTCATAACTATTCAAATTATAATAATTAGCTAGACCGAAAAACCCCATAAAATTTACAAAATATAAAAACCATGGGTTTTTAAGAGGTGTAAGTAATGGCGAAGGGTTGTAGCGGATCAATGCCAAAACTAATCCGGTTAGGAAATATTGATTAACAAACCAAGTGGATCACGATTACTACAACCAACCTTCTCACGAAGGCTAACTTTCACTACGCTAAGCCATTGTCTTCTCGGTGCTTTTCATTAATTCCATAATAATGATTATCTTGCCAAGGACAAAGAATGTCCCTGCCTTTCATCTTGGCCATCCATTGCTTCTTCCCCGCGTCGGGGTATCTGTTCAAGAAATGTTGAAGTTCATCACTCGCTTCATCATCGGTCATGATAAGGCTCTCACTGGTTCCGTCACCGTAGCTAAATCCTACTTTAACCATACTCATTCCTCCATAATTATAGAAAGCCGCTTGAGCAACTTTCAGTTGAGAAAACCAATTTATTCATTGTTCACGTTCTTAAGTTTTTTTACTACGTATTTCACTAACTCTGATCTCATAATATCATCCTCAGTAAATTCAAATGTATGTATACCCATATCCTTACTATCTTCATCAGAAAAAATGTTAAACATCTTCTGAAAGCCGCCGGTGGAACGCCTTAAATCTGTTTGCATGGGGTCGGCTAACACAAAGCAGCGGCAATTCTTGCCCATTCTTGTTAAAACCGTCACTATTTCTTGCTCTGTTGAGTTTTGAGCCTCATCCATAATGATTACCTTGTCTGGCCAGTGTAGTCCGCGAGCAAAATTGATAGGAAACATAGAAACCCGCCCAGTCTCTTCTAGCTTTGACGCTTTGGTACCCGTTAGAAGCTCGTCTAGCTTGTCAATAAAGGGCAAATTATAAAATCTTAATTTATCATCCGCTGATCCCGGTAAAAATCCTAGGTGAGAATCGGAAGACTCGACAGCAGACCTCAGATAGCAAATATCTGAAACAGCATGCATGTTTAGAAGCTGAAGACCACAGTAAGTTGCGAGTAAAGTTTTACTTGTGCCCGCGGGACCGTCAACAAATACTATTCTAGTAGATGGATTGAGTGCGACTTTAAAGAATTCCTTTTGTTTGTCTGTCCAAGGAAACTGCTTTAACTTGATTTGCGATTTTAGCGGGTTGCGAATTACCGGAAGACCGGGTGGTGTCATGGAGTCGTCTAGTTGACCTTTCTGTTCCCCATTGACTTGATACGGTTTTTTACGAGGCATGCTACTCGTAATTACACAAAATAAAAGAATTTATCCAGAAAGCAGATTTTTAAAGTCAGGCAACTCAACTCCCATTGCTCTAGCTTGCTCTGGCGTTATTTTTTTCTGCACTGTTTCGTACCCCTCGGGCAGCCCTTTGAATTCTGATATAATAATTTGTTCTAATACATTTTTTACAGTTTCGTCTTCTATGTGCAAGCCGGAAGCTCCAAGACGATTCAAATCTTGCCAAACTTGAAGAATAATATCGAGCTCTGAGACTTTTTCACCCTGACTGTCGAACAATTCTTTAGAATCATTCACATGTAATGTATAATCTCTCATTACAAATGAGGCGTTATGAGTTGGGATTGAGTTTCAGCGGCGTCTCGCTGACGAATCAGCTCCTGTCTTAGCTCACTCGCTTTCCCCACGAGGAATTTCCTGTCTTCTGGGTCATCAATTTTGTTTGCTTCGCCCCAAGGGATTTGCAACAGGGTCATTAATAGCCAATTTTCTTCTTGCTTGGACATTTCTTTAGGTGTTTCCATTTTTTAATTCTTTCCTTAACCATTTTATCATTTTTTTAGGATTTTTCAAACATTTTTTTGGCATTCTTTCGTAGAGCTCGGGTAGGGTCACAAGAAATATGTAAAAAAGCACCAAAATTTTAGTATCTGAGTCTAAATTTGGGTCATCAAGTAGGTTAAGTTTCTTTTTTTTCTTTTTCTTTTGTTTGCGTGATGAGATTGATAGGTGGTTCATGATTTCCAAACAATTTAAATGTTGCAGAAGGTCTATACGTATACAATAAACATCCCAATTTGTTAATTACACCATTCAGGATCTCCTTTTCTCTTTCGTCTTGACTATTTTTTACCTGTTCTTGGTATTCCTTAATCAAAAGTATGAGCAAATCTTCCATTTTAAAATAAGGCCGGGTGCCGGTTAGCTAATCCGGTCCTCCTACTGCAGAAGGCATGCAAGCTCACACTACACCCAGCCTTTAAATTGGTGGAGGCGGTGGGAGTCGAACCCACGTCTCTAAAACCGTCAAACAGATATACTACAAGCTTAGTCAGTATTGTTTAACTCGCTTGGCAGGTTACTGACAAACAGCCTACACGAGTTCGTGGTGCGATTTCTTTAACCTAGCTCGAACCACTCTAAACACTAGGTTTTTGCTCGCTGTCGTCGCCCTAGCCCTTTAACGAGCATCCAGAGTAGGACGTGACGGTTATACCGCCATTTGGAGAGCTTCCTCCTCAACGTAACCGAACTTGGCGAGAATCTCGTCAGCCTCGGCTACAGAAAGAGCCACTTCCATGTCAATGTCATCATTGGCATATATGTTTTTGATAGATGTTTTAAGAGGCCAACCATCATCCTCTACTTGCAATCTGGCATAAAGCTTCAAATCGAAACCAGTACGCCCCCTTGTTATATATTACAACACTATAAATGAAAAGGCCAGAAAAAAACAAAAAGCCCCGGGGGTTTTTTGAATTGACTTTTATTTATTATTAATTATTGCTGCAAATTAATAGATTATACATTAACAGCGAGGAGATTCCCGGGGAGACTGAAGATACCCCCCGCCCTGACGTCAGTCAAGAAAAACTTATTAACAATTTCGAGTATTAAGGGGTGGGGGAGGGAGGCCCTCGATATTTAAGGTGCTATCCGGCACCACGGGCCTTCGGATCTAATTAAACTTATTCACATTCTTCGCAGTCGAATTCGACTGATTCAATGGCTCCCCAGCGGGAGGCGATGCGCAGCGCATGGGCTTCGTCACGAGCTTTCACAAACTCATTTTGACCTGTCCATTGGAAGGTCACTTTGTATATTGATTCTTTAATCATCATGCGTCAAGTATAGCATAGAGGGTGAGACATCTGCAGTCCTACCCTAAAACCTTTTCAATAAACTTTTTGCCCACGCATTCAACGTGGAACTCCTTGCGAGGTAGCCAGCCCATCCAGACGATTCCGTTGAATGATACGCCAGCCCTTAAGAGCCATTGCGTTTCCTCCTTCAAGTCGATACTGAACAC